GATAAAGGATAAGATTGTTGTTCAGAATGACCGTATTTATCGGAAACCTGGTAAGGGAGGAGACATAACCAATTTTGCTTTTCCAAAGACGGCAAATCCTAAAGATGACGCTGAGGCTCAAGCCAAGACATTATACGGATTCCATGATATACACATGGCGATTATAGCCGATGATGCCGCCGGTATCCTTGACCCTGTGTTTAAACCACTCGAAGGTACTGTCACAAAAGATTGTAACTTTGTTATTCTCCTGTTTAACCCAATATTTAACACTGGTTTTGCAATAGAAACACAAACAGGTCCGTTTGCCCACAAATGGATACGTCTGCATTGGGATTCTGAAGAATCAGAACTGGTAACACGTCAACATATCAAAGACATGGAAGAAAAGTATGGACGTGAATCAAATACGTTCAGGACTCTTGTAAAAGGTCTTCCACCGATAGCAGATAATGATTCTATTATACCGTATGCATGGGTAATGGAAGCGACAAAGCGGGAGATAACGCCGGATGAATACGAGCCAAGAATAGGAGGTTGTGACCCTGGTGCTGGTGGGGACAATACCGTTATCCGCATCAGGCACGGGCTGAAGGTGGAGGAAAAGAGGTATAAATTTTCTTCTCCCAATTCAATAGAAGTAGGCGATTGGGCGGCTGCTATTGCCCTTGAAGAACAACTGGACGCTCTTTTCTTTGATGTCATCGGTATCGGGAATGGAGCGTATTATGAAGCAAAAAAAGTACTGGCAGGCTCTAAATGCAAGGTTTATGCAGTGGATGTAAGGAATACAGCGTACGAAGATGAAAAATATGCCAATGTAAACGCTGAACTTACCTATCGCCTTCGTCAAAAGTTTGAAGATAAGACAATCAGTATTCCCAAAGATCAAATCCTTATCGAAGAACTATCTGCACCCAGAATGAAACGTGTTGGGAGAAAAGAGGGAATAGAAGATAAATATGAAGTAAAGAAACGGCTCAAATTCAATAGAAGCCCGAACGATGCCGACGCCTTAAAGCTCACTTTCGCCAAGAATGATCTGATATTCAGACGGCACGGTAAGGAAGATGACGAGGACAAACCATATAGAAGATATTCGCCGTGGTGGAGGAATCCTGTTGATGATGCGTATGCGTGGATGAGGGTATAGATGCCTGAATTTAAAATAACAAAGAAGATAACAAATGGTCATCAACACGTCCTGTATTTGCGTGATGATGGCATCGGTTTTGCCTCGGAAGAAAACGGCCATGTACCCGTTGTGCAGCAAGTTGCTGTAGTCGATCCCAACTCCGGAGAACAGACAATGCAATGGGTTGTCGTTGACCCTAATGGTACTCAGCACGAGATCACAGATATACCCGTATCAGAGAAACGGGATAATCAAAAGAAAGAAGACATAGTAAAGGAAGTCCTTGAAGATTTCACGGAATGTTATGAATATGAACGTGAATCAAGGATGAAGGCCGCAGAAGCGGAACAGATATATAGCCATGATGAGAACTGGTACAATAAAATAAAGCCCGATAATCCCAAGAGAGCATTTGCACCGGTAAATATCATCGAAGATAAGGTCGATATGCTTACCGGATATCAGAGACAAAACAGAACCGAGATTCATTATCTTCCGAGCGAAAAAGGCGACTCCGTGGCGGCAGATGTATTGAATATTATCGCTAAGAAGATACTGAATAACTGCAATTATCAGCGTGAGAAATCAGATGTGTTTGAAGATCAGGTCGTTGTTGGCCGTGGTCTGTTTAATGTCGGCGAAGAATACGAAAGTGATCTGCTTGGCAATCCCATTGTAGAACGGTTTCAGTGGGATGAAGCGTATTTAGGACCTCATGATAAGCCTGATGCCTCTGACTGTGAAATCATGTTCAAAACAAAATGGTACACAGAACAAGGTATCAGAACGGAGTTCGAGGAACTTTTAAAGAAGGAAATAGGGGAAGACGAAAAGGTCATTGAACAATCACTTGAGCCGTCTGAGGATTGGGATCAACGGCTATCAACAATGAACCTTATTGATAAGAACAAGAAGAAATACAAATTAATAGAACGCATTAAAAAGGAATACCAGCGTAATGAAATACTGGTGTCTGCCGAAGATGGATATGCCTATAACCCTGTCGGATGGGAAAAGAAATATATAGAAGCCGCCAAGAGGATACAAGGTATCACGTCTATCAAACGAAAGACATCACGAATCAAGGTGACAAAGATTGTATCGACCGTTTTTCTTGAAGAATATTACATGAATTATAACGACATCAATGGAAATGTGGTTGATGAAAATTATTTTGAACTTGTTCCTGTCTATGGAAAAAAGAGAAAAGACAGATGGTGGAGTAAGATAGAAGGCATTAAGGATTTACAACTTGTGATAATAAAGGTGTTCAGCCAATTCATTGACCTTGTGGCGCAAGTCAGAAACGGAACTGTTTATTATGATAGCAACACCTTTGACGATGTGAATGATGAGAGGGATTTTAAAGAGAACGCAACTGCCCCTGGTCACGTTCAAAAAGTATCGAATATAGAAAAGCGTCCTCAAAGAGATGAAGGCATACGGTTCCCGAATGAGATTATCAATGCCATTCAAATGTTCTCTCAGCAAGCGCGGGAAATATTCAATGTCAATCTCGGAATGCAGGGACAAGACCAGTCGGAAAGCGGCATTCTTTTAAAACAGAAGATCGTGCAACAGCTTATCGGCAACGATTTCTTATTTGATAATATGAAATTCGCTGAAAAGCAGATAGCGAAAATACTTATCAAAAAAATACAAAAGCTTTACACTCCAGAAAGAATGTTGAGGATACTTGTTCATGAAAATGAGTTAAACAAGAAAGATCAGCAAAAGTCATTGCAGATCGGTGGAAGGGCGATCGACGATTATCCAAAAGAAGAATTGATACATATTTTAAAGACAGCTAATCTCGCCGATGTCGATATTGACGTTGGTGAGGCCCCTGATTCTCCTTCTGCAATGGTAGGAACGTTCCTCATGCTTCTTGAAGCTGCTAAGACTGGAGCGGCCATACCACCTGATATGTTTATTGAGCTTTACCCAATGCCGGATAGACTCAAGAACCGAATGTTGGAATCGCTCCAGGCCGCACAACAAGCACAGGCGCAATCTGAGGATAAGAAATACGCTACAGAAATTGAAAAGACGAAAATCGCTCACGCTGGTCAGGGAAACAGAAACGATGTATTGGCTGAAGTGCCTAATAGCGGAGGAATGTTAATGTAGATTTATAAACGGGCTTCCTGAAGGTGCGGCCACACCGACAGGGACGCAAGAGAATAATAAGGACGGCAGTTAGGTGCCTAACCACTTAGCTTGCCGTCCTTTTATTTTGCCCGAACAGCAATCAGCCGGACACGAAGAGCCGGATGAAATAAACAAGTGGACACGAAGAGCCACGAAAGGAAGAAAGATGGAAGGTACAGAAAAAAAAGTCGAGGAAATTAAAGCTGAGGACACACCTAACGTTCTCAACATGTCCTATGAGGATTTGGAGAAGAATCTTAATCCTATCGAGGAAAAAGAGGAACTGAAGGAACCAGAAGCAAAACCATCCGAGACGGAAACAGACGTAAAGACTGACGACAAAGCGCAGAATCCTGAACCTGATAAACAGGAGACACAGGATTCAAAGCAGGAGCCAGTCGATTACGAAGCCAAACTAAAAGCTCTTGAGGAAGAAGTAACCAGCCTGAGAAACAGGATGATCGAAAAGGAAAGGATGATTGCCAAGCAGGGGACAGAAATCGGTCTTTTGCGCGGGAACAAAAATCCTAATATTGCGGCCTATATCAAGCAGGCTAAAGACGAATATGAACGGATAAAGCTTGAACAAGGTGATTTTGAAGCTGCTCAGTACATGAAGGAAGTCGAGGCTAATGTATCCGCGATGGAGCAACAAATACAGCAGGCCAATATCATTCAGTCCATGCACAACACCAGAGAAAGACTCACCAGAGAAATACCCTCTTTTGAGACTTCTATTGATGACATTTCGATGGTGATGAAGGACGATGGGATACCAGATGACATCATAAATAAGTTCAAAGAAAATCCGTATATCCTCAGCAATCATGGCGAATTGAGGCTTCTTTACAAGGCCGCCATGTATCGAAAAGAAAACTCATCCTTAAAGGCCGAAAACGAATCGCTCAAGACAAAAATAATGGAGCTTGAGAAACAGCCTGAACAGCTTATCAACAAGATCAAACAAGCTGAAAGGGCCACTCTTACCGGCAAAACATCCGGAACAAGCTCAAGACAGGACAACGTAATTCAACTGAACAAACCGTTGGCACGGTACAGCTACGCCGAATTGGAAGAATTACAGAAACAGAATTTATCAGGAGGATAAAAAATGGCTCACACTACGATGACAACCTCCGATAACCTGCGGAAACAGGTTTGGGAGGAAAAACTTTTCAGAGATACGGTGAAGGAATCATATTTCTTCAAGAAATTCGCTCCTTCATATGTAAGGGATTTGGAAAAAGGATCACTCAATGATTCTTCCCCGAATGATGTAATTTACGTCAAAACAAATCTCGAAGCACAGGGCAGATCAAAGGTAAGACCTGGCGACAAAATTACGTTTGGTATTGTTCCTCGTATTGACCCTGTAACATATAGGGGTGTCAGGAGCGGTCAGACACTCAAAGGCAAAGAAGTTGCCCTTAGCTGGTATTCATATTCTCTTGAACTGGAAAGATACAGACAGGCTGTATCTGCCGGTTCTCCTATGGATTGGCAGAAGGCGAGCTTCAATATGCCGAGAGAAGCAGAAACGGCACTGCTCAACTGGGGCGTGGAATTGTGTGAACTCCTCTGTGTTGAAGCATTGACTGATTCAGCAACACAGATTTTCTACAAAACATCCGATACCGGCCCTACAGTGGCAAGAACTGCTACGGCTGCGACCGCAAAGAGCGCGCTTGATGCTTCAGCAAGTAAGGTAACTCCTCAGTTCATCAGTTTCTTGCGCACATGGGCGGAAACGGGCGGCGATAGGACAATCATCCCACCTCGTCCAATAATGGTAGATGGTAAGGCCTATTTCATTTTAATTTGCCATCCAGATGTCCTCTACGACTGGAAGAATGATTCTACAGTCTTACAGGCGCACAGGGAGGCTATGGAAAGGGGTACAAACAACCCGATATTCTCCGGTGCTGAATATGTATGGGACAGGGTTATTATCCATACCTCTGAGTTCATGCCAAAAGCGGCAGATGGCGGCGGAGGTTCAGTCCCATGGGCTAAATCCGTTTTTATGGGCGCTCAGGCTCTTTGCTGGGCTTGGGGAGAAAGGCCGTCCATTGTCGAAGACAGCGAAGACTATCAGGAAGACCTGTTCTATGCGTGGAGAATGACAGCTAAGGCTGGAAAACCGCAATTCAACAGTCAGGACTATGGCTCAATAAACGTATATGTATCTCGGACTAATGTTTCTGGTCTGAGCGCATCGTGATAAGGAGGAGGTAATACTATGGCTTATGCACATGACTGGACGAAAGACCCTGGAGCGTACAATGTTGGCAAAAAGCTGACAGGCGAGGTTGTTACGCTTACCCGATATATCGACACCACAGCAACCGGCTATGATATTGGAAGCGGTGAATATATAAAAATATTTGCCGTTCCCGATAACTTTTCAGTACTCGATGCCTACGTGTCATGCGATGTTGCTGAAGGAGCGGCAGAAACAATTGATATTGTTGATGACGACAGTGCAACCACAACGTTTGTAACGAACGCCAACATCAACAGTGCCGGAGCAATAACGGCCACAAATGCCCGAAAGACATATCAGTCAGATGGATTTATCTGCATCCACGGTGACGCGGCAATCACGGCGGCTAAGTTCTGGGTAATTATCAAGGGTATTATCCTTGACACGAAAATGTAATGGCGCAATGGGGAGGCTAAAAACCTCCCCGTTCTCAAGGAGGACTGAATGAAAAAGTATATTATTCTCACCTGCATCCTTGCGCTCGTGTTCGCTGGATTGACGTTTGTGAGGGCTGGTACTATTTCTGAAACAGGAATATCACAGAAAGACCTTGTAAGATTTTTAAGCAATATAGTAACCATCGTCAATGAATTGAAGTCTGACTACAACCTGTCTCGTGGTCAGTTGTTGAATATGTCTACCAGCAAAGGCGGGTTGGGTTCAACGGGTGATGTTGCTACTGCAAGGACTACGGCTACCGTAAATTACATGATAAACGGAGTCATGTATTCTCTTGCCGCATCCTCAAGCATGACGATACCACCCACGGCGGCTCAATCAACCCCTACTTATTGTTACTATCTGTTTTCACTTGATAGTAATGGCAAATTGTATGTAACAAAAGGAACAGAAGCGGCATCTTCCGGCGCGGCCACGCTCCCAGCAGTTCCGGAGAACAAGGCTCCATTCGGAGCGGTTCTGGTTTACGCAAGCTCCACAGCGTTTACTATGGGAACATCCAATCTCGACACTGCGGTTATACCGACACCAACATGGTACGACATCGGCATGGTATTTAGTGGGTCGGGAGCATCCACAGATATAACGTCTTCCGACTTAACATTGGTGAATCCATAGTGTTCGCACGGTTCAAAGACAAGATAGAGGGCAGGGACAACCTGCCCCTGTCTCTTTTCATCTTTATCCTGATATATGGTTGCCTGATATTAATTCCATCAAGCATACCGCTCAGAGATCAGCGCATGGGAAATGCCGCTTACGCTCTTTTCATGTCCTTTGGTTTTTACATTTTTAGATCAATCAGTAAAACAGCAGGTGCGTTGATTTTATATATTGGCTTAATATCTATGTTTTCATTTTTGTACGCTTTAGATATCTTCATGATTATCAGCGCATTTATGTTGCTTTACATTCTCATTACTGTAAATTACAGGCAAATTAAAAAGGAAACAATCTATGATTGCCTGATATTGATAGTGGCGGTAAACCTTGCTTTTCAGATATTGCAATCATTCGGAATATACTTCGTGTCCTATCCCATTCCGGGAACTGAATCATATCATTGCGGGTTAATGAATAATGTAAACGATATGTCTGTTCTCTATGCTGTGTGCCTTCCGGCCTTCCTGAGAAAGAGGAGATGGTATTACCTTCCCATTGTCTTTGCTGGCTTGTATATGTCGAGGACTCTTACGGGAGTTCTTGTGTCTGCTGTACTTCTCGTCATATTTGGCATAGTGACGACGTGGAAGAATAAAGACTGGAACAGGGAAATCATAGGAGCATCAATTATTTTTCTCGCGGCATCGGTCATTTGTTATTCCATTTACGTCGATAATTTTAATTTTTCCGAACAGAAAAAGGGAAGGCTATATATCTGGGAACAGACGGCTAAAATAGCATCCGTTAAAAAGTTCGGGTGGGGAATAAATCAGTTTGATAAGGTGATGCCTCTTATTACCTCATATAAGTATCTTGAACAAGATGTAAGAGAAAGCCTTTATATGCAGATATATGATAAAACTGGTTTCGATAAAGCACTCAGAAAAATATCTCATAACGATCTTTCATATTTTTATAGCGACAAATTATCACCCGTATTCTTTATTCAGGCGCACAACGAGTATCTTGAGATGTGGTTCATAGGCGGTTACTTAGGACTATTCCTCGGATTGCTATTCCTCATTCGTTGTTTGACAATAGGGTTCAAACAAAAAGACAAAATACCGTTCTACGGTCTGTTATCCGCTTGCGGGACTGCACTCTTATTCTTCTCGTGGCACATTATCCCTATAGCCACCGTTACCGTTTTCTACATAGGAATGATAGAGGGAGAAAAAATCTATGGCAACATCGAATAGCTATAATTGGAGTCTCACCGCTAATGGCATCATAAATGAAGCACTTGAGGATTTGAATGTTATCGCGCCAGGTGGGACTCCTTCGTCCACACTGACAACATCGTGTCTTTCGATGCTGGAGAGGGTAACGAAAACAATATCAGCCAAAGGAATACGGATATGGTCAATTGATTGGGTACAGAAGACATTCTCAGCCCCGTCAGAAGTCACAGGAACGGACGGAAACATTTACACTTGTGTTCTCAGCCACACCGGTGCGGCAGACAACAGACCAATTACCGGCGCTAATTATACGACATTCTGGGTGCGAAAAGGTGTAAGCGGTGGAACGTGGTCAACATCATCATATACCTCTACAGGCGATTTTGACGCTGAAAACAATACCCTGAATATCTTACAGGCTTTTATCAGGGAAAATACAATAGATACACCGCTTGGTATAGGGAATATCCACGATTATTTTTCCATATCAGATAAGACCATTGATGGAGTTCCTAAATATCTTTATTTTGACAAATTGAGAACAGGCCATATCTATCTTTATCCTCAACCTGATTTTTCCAATTACTCAAATTATGTATTGCATTATCTTAGAGAATCCATGCTTGAGGACTTTGATGCCGTTGGAAATGACCCAGATTTTCAATCAATATACCTTGATTATCTGATTAAGGAATTACGTCTTGCCCTTGCCCCAAAATTTAGAAAGTCAAGGGAGGAGATTGTCACTCTCAGGGAAGATAGAAATGAAGCCTTCAATATTTTGAGGAAAAAGGAATCGTCTCATTATGGCGGCAACAGCATAACTCCGGCGTTCGACATGGGAATGAGAAGACATGGACAGAGAAATGTGCCGGAAGGCTCTGGAACGATAGTCTACATAGACAGTCCATAGGATAGAGAATGGAAGATAAGGAATTACAGATACTCGACATACCACTTACCGGCAAGATGATAACGTCGGTTGATCCTATAAAGATTCAACCAAACGACTTCCGTGAACTGACAAATCTTCGCCCAACTGACGATTCCCCAAAGGGTATTCGGGGGATGACAAAGATCAATACCAGCGCAACATCGTATAAAGGCATCAGAACGGGGTATCATTTCAAGAAAGATCAGCCCGTAGAAAACCATATCCTTGTCCAGACAAACGACATAGACGCTCCAGCGACGGCATCACGACTCATCAAATCAGATGGAACAGCAAGTATACCTTCACAGGATACCTTCTCAAACTTCCTAACTCTCGATAACAACAATCAGGGATTCTTCGCAAAGGCTCCCGTTGGCACGATGGCCTTCTGCAATTCCACAAAGAACTATATATGGGGTGGGAATGAAAGTCGGTGTTACGGCTTCATAGTCTTTGACCCTGATAACCCCGACACCCTGTACGACTATACCGACTTAATTAATAATACACTTACCGATTCGGCCAATGTAGTAAAGATGATAATTAAGGGTGGTGGTGTAGATGCCTATACTACCGCCTATTATGCCTTTTAAAACAATTATGAGGATTCTACCGCCAACGCACATCATTTAACGAATGACACTTGGAGTTTTACCACTGACTCTGCAAAATTACTCATGGGTTCTTATTCCGCAAATGGAAATGATGGAAAGGCCCATAGAGATATTACCGGTGATGCAGCTTTTGATTTTAGCGGGGGAACGTTCACCATTACAATGAAATACCGTTGTGAAAACCTTCCGGTAGTTCGTGGACTGTGGAGGCTATACAAGGATGCAAATAATTATCTTGAACTGACACAAAGCGCAGCCGGGGCGTTAACCCTGAGTATGTTTGCCTCATCCGCTGAAGTAATAGGGACAACAGGTCTTACAACTCCAGATGGTGTGATAATTGCCAATCAGAAACATACCATTGAAGTAGGCCGGGATGCTTCTAATAATTGGTATATCTTTGTTGATGGAGAACTGAAAGCATCCACGACAGATTCCAGTGTACCGGCAAATGATTATACTGCCCTTCACGTTGGATTTGCCAAAGTAATGTACGGTATTCACGGCTCAATAGACGAGTTTAAGATTGACAAGGGTATTTGCAGACATACAGCAAGTTATTTGCCAATGACATCTCCATATTCATCATCTTCTGTATGTAATGTTTATATAGCATCCACAAGACCGTTGAAGGGTATCAAGCCGTACATCGGTACAGCAAACACGTCAACGGCAACAGTGAGCGGGACGTATTGGAACGGTTCATGGACTGCCCTAACAATCACGGCTGATAATACTTCCTCTGGCGGAAAGACGCTCGCCCAAACGGGGACGATAACGTGGAATGATACTCAATCAGACGCTAAAGTAAAGATTATCAACAATCAGCAGTATTATTGGTATAACCTGGTATTTACCGGCATAGACCCGACAACGACAATCTATTACTGCACGGTAGATGCTGAAATCCAGACAATAAAAGACATATGGGATGGGACGCCAAGAGTATGTTCTTCAATGATGACCTATGCCACATCATATTCCGATTACACATTGAACGTATATAAAAATGATTATTTAGCATTATCCACAGACACGTATGTCAATATCTCAGATATGACGTCATCTCAGTTTATGATATTCGGGTTTGTGGAACGCACAATGGCTATCTATCTCGGTCTTGCTGAAGGATACGCCAATACAACCGCTTCCACAGTAGCGACAATCTATTATTGGAATGGTTCTACATGGACGAGCGTAGGAACGTTAACAGACGGTACAAGCCAGAATGGAATATCGTTAAGCAGACCAGGCTACATATCATGGGATGCTCCGGCTC